GCAGCGTCATCACTAGGTTTAAACCAATCCATGAACTCTTTGACTTTGCCACTCTTAAGTGCTTTGCCAAAGTTGATTCCGTAACCAAGCACATCACCAAAGATGCTTAGACCAACTGCCTCAACAGTATTTTTATAACGACGTACTTCAGTAGAGTCGCTATCAAGGGTCATCAAATTATCAGGGATATTTAATGCACCACCAGTCAGATCATCAAGTCCTCTAAGGAGGTTATCACCTTCTTCAGTAGTATCACTGACATAGGTAACACCAGCGTCAACAGCAGCTACAGCTCCAATGCCGGTGAGTGCTTTCATAAGCCTTGGCATTTGTGCAAGCCTAGATGCACCACGTAAAGCATTAACAACTGCACCTGTACCTACTAATGAAGGAAGAATAACGCTAGATACTTCCCTAAATTTTTGGATATAGGGATTTTTAAATTTAGTAGCGTCATCATAAGCATCATCCAAATGGCCTAGACCAGGAACCATACCGACAACATCCATTCCAAAGTCAATTGCGCTGATAGGGATAGCAGCAACAGCTTCAGCTACTGGACGTAGCATTTCAGGTGTAGATGGCTGTTCTACAGGCTCTTCTGGTTCAGGAGGTGTTAGTTCTGGTTGAGGTTCTGGATCTGGTTGAGCGTAGATGGGATCACCTTGCTCTTCGTATTCAGCAATGTATTCATCAGCTAAACTATCTCTAGCTAACTCTGTATTTTGCTTTTCTTGTTCTTCGTTTAGTTCTTCTTCGTTCATTGTCTTGATGGCTTTAATCCATGAATAAGTTGAAATCTTCGACCACTCGGCAGTTCAACAATTAGAATATCAGTGCCATCTTGGCGACTAGAGTGTACAACTTTTGCAGGGGGTTTAATATAAACAGGAGTATTCATGTGGTGAAGGTAATCGTAACCGCCATGTGAACCTCTATTCAAATGCTGCTGAAATCCATCTGAATAACCTGGACGATGAATAGGCACTTTTTCACCATACTCATCATCATCAATAAGTAAGTATTCACCTATTTCTTTATCATACGGATCAAAGTCAGTGTAAGACTCATCAACGTCAGGAGTTCTAAGATTATCCAGTTGTTTCACATCTGTGTGAGGACCCGTTGAACCAAAACCAAGAGTATTAGTGTTGTAGATATGCTGAAGCGTTGCAGACTGATAGTTAGGATCAGTTGCCGCTGGACCATCATATTGAATAAATGGTGCATCAGCATTGACAAAATCTTCTACAACACGAGATACATCATCGGCATATGTTGGGCTTGTTGCATACCCACCATCTTGGAGAGCTTGAAGCATTTCACGAGGAGTATTAGCTTCAGCAACACCTGGATATTTACTAATGAATTTGATGAAATCTTCAGCTGACTGAGCAGGTGAATCGTAGTCACGAAATGATGAGGGTTCCATATATCTATTACCCTGATCATCAAACTCTTCTACGAGCTTTGGTGTACCTGAACCATCTTGAGATTTGATATTAAAAAGATTGTTCTTACCTGAAAGGTTTCTGCCCCAAGTAGTTTCATTAGCCCAGAGGGCTGCCATCACATGTGGAGCGCGGAAGCCAGCAGCTCTAGCCAAAGATATGACATCATAATAACCATTTTCATCAGTTCTAACTCGATGAACCTTATGGCCACCTGCAATCTGTGCAGTCCTTAGGTTTTCACTTGAAGGTATAGTAAGGATGCTAATTAATTCAGGATCATCAATAGAAGACCGAACATTTGCAAAAAGATCGGGATTAATTGTTAGCCCTTTTGCTTGGTCAGGAAACTGCAGTTCAATCTGTTTTAGTAAAATTTCATGTGCAGGTTGAGCAGTAACATGAGATAATTGGTGAAATATTGGAGGAATCACATTAAGGTTGTTTTGTTTGATTTGATTTAGATATTTACGTGCAGCACCATTAGAAATGAATTGAGTAGTCGATAAATATTCAGGATTAGATTTAGCTTCTGCGATTACTTCTTTTGGTAAAATGCTGGGAAGTGCTGGTGGAATGTAGGCACTGCTTGAAGGATCAAAGTTGGTAAAGTAGGCACCCACTCCAGGCGATGTTTCCCCATCGGGTCCACGCTCAGGTGTGATCGCGTATCTACCCTCCGCAGCTTGAACCTCTTTTGCAAGCCTTGTAATAATGGCTTCTTGCTGCTCATCACGAGTAATAGTGCCACCAGTATCCTTGGCCATTTCCTGCTGATAGCGGCGCATTAAATCATCTAAAGCCTTGTTTAAAGAGAAGTTATGTGCACTGGTAGCAAGTGGATCAGTTTTAAGTTTAGTGCGAAGTAAATCGCGAAAGTCAGAACGTACGTCACTGTTCTTTTTCCTTAAATTTGAAACATCATCAGCAAGACGTTTTCTTGTCGATTCAAAGAATTTTAATACTTGTGGATCAGTAACACCAGAAAAATCACTTAGCGTAAGTGTGCCGTCACGTTCTGCTTGCTGTAGTTCCTGAATTAACCGTTGACGACCTGGTGCATCTGCACTATGCCTAAACAGAAGTGCTTTTGATTCGTCAGAAATTATTCCATTTTTACCGGCGGTAGTTAGAATTTCCCTGACATATCCATCATCAAATGTACCGCTATTATTATAAATCCAAGTTTGCAGCTCAACACCACGACGTTTAGCGTCATCTTCTTTAAGTGCTTGGTTTAACTGGTCATCACGTTGAGCACTAGAAATGATAGCATTTTTAAGTGCTAAGAGATTCTGAGATTTACCAAACAAATCACCAACTGATTTTGATGTTTTACCATCAATTGAAATTTGGAATGAAAGTAAGTCCTCATAAAATTGAAGACCTTCTGTAAGACTCCCAAACTTTCCAGCTTGAGCCATTTGTGATAAAGCTGCAAACCATTCTTCACGGGCTACACCCTTATTTTCATGAGCTTGGACTAAATTCCAACTTGCAGCAATACCATCTTGGTGTGACAGTCCTTGCTCAAAGGTTGTAATCCACTTCTGCTGACGCTGTAGTTGTATTTCAGTTTTTAAGTTAGCTGCTAGATCAGCTTGCTGACTGCGTTCGTTGGCACGTTGAATCTCAACCATTTTGGGGTAGAGATAACGAGCAACCATCGGGTCCTTAGCACCACCAAATTGCGCGACATACTCAGCTTGATTTCTGATCTCTTGAGCATCAATGGCAGCTTGAAAACTACTATCCATGGTGCGAGCAGCACCTAGGGTTACTCCAGTAGATCTACCATCAGGATAAAATAACTCTTCAGCCTCGTCTGCTGCTAATGCATTCGCATAGTCATTACCAGCATCAACAAGCATAGTCTTTTTAAGACCATAAAAAGTCGACGCATTGCCTGATTTAATTTGCTCAACGATGTCATTAGGAGCACCACCAGCAATTAACTTATCAAGAATAGTATTGTACTTCTCATCATTTTTAATGTGAGCTTGTTCAACACTACGCATGTATTCAATTTCTGCGTAGCTACCACCAGCCAAAGCAACGATATTGCCTAGCTCAACACCACGTTGTTTACTGCGTTCACTGATGTCATCAAAGAGCTGCTTGGAAACAGTAGAGGCTGTATTAGAAAGACTTGCTAAGGCAGCAAAAGTTTCTTGAGTTTTCTGTACACGGACTTGATTGTTTCTTTCGTCAGTCTCAGCATTCGCCACCATTTGTTGACGGATCCGGTTTCTGTTTTCAGTCTCCAGATTGAATACAAGATCACGATTTTCTTTTTCTACTCTGTATTTATCGTTAAACGCTTCTAACACAAGCCGTGTGTTTTCCTGTTCAACATTAAAGTTGCGTTCCATACGACGTATCGTATCTTCGCCTTCCTCTCGGATTCTTCTTGTAGTGTCAGGTAGCTGTGTATTTTTAAATCCAGTTGCTTGGGCGTACCCTTTGAATTTAGACATTTAAATTAGTTATAAAGTTGTTAGCCAAACCAACCTGCTGTTTTACCAACATCACCAATAGTGCCTGCAACGTTCCCAACACCAATGGCAGCTTGCGCAAAAGTAGTCCAGGCTGATTGAGTTTGAGGTGCATTCCTTTTCGGACCAGGACCCTTAACAGGTGGAAGAGGATCGAGGAACACTGAATTAGGTAGTTCGATCGGTCTAAGAATTTCTGGACCAAGAGTAGGTTCAGACATCCTGTTGTAATGTGCATTCATATCAGCAGCTTGTTTATCACGATTTATTTTCATCAAATTACTGTTATAGGCTGCTTCAGCACTATCTAGCGAAGCATCTAGTTCTCTAAGGTTTTGGTTATAAGATTGTCGTTTGTAATCAATACTGTTATCTTGTTGAGCAGATTGCAGATCAGCATTATTAATAGCACTGACCATGCTTTGATCAATAGAGCTTGCTTGGATTTTGAAACGTTGTTCTGCAGTAGCCATGCTTTGCACAATTTGTGATTGGTTACGACCAGCAGCAGCAAGAACACTTTGTATTACACGTCCTTTTGATCTACCAGAACCACCACGGACACGTGCTTGACCTTCACCTAAAAGAGCTTTAACAGAGGAGTCCTGTGCCTCAAACGCTTTTTCAGCAGATTTAGTTTGATATTCAAATTCATTCTGCCTTCTTTTAGAGCTTGCATCAGCAATAGCAGTATTCTTTTTTAACGAAATTTCTGCTTTAACAAAAGCGGACGTATCCATAGCTTCATATAGATCGCGTGCTAGACCCTCCCTTTCAAAATTCATAGAAAGCTGCGCTTCATTGAATGAACGTGCAGCATCGTTTTTTGCAAGAGTAGCAGATAAATTATTAAGAGCACTTTGATCTTCAAATTGACGTTCAGATCTATTAAACTGCTTGACTTTATTAACGTATTCAAATTCACGCAGCATCATCTGCTGCTGCCAGTTTCTAACGGCATTTTTAGTTTTATAATCTCTGACATTTGTAGCTGCTTGACGCGCTACATCAACCTGAGATTTTGCGTAATTATACTGGCGCAGAGTATTTTCCCAATCAAACTCATAGAGTTCTTCTGCTTGTTCTAGTTGGTCATCTGCAGCAGCGTTAGCAGCATTATTACTTTCATTTGCACCAAATATGCCGAAGAGACTGCCGAACGCGCTTGCGCCAGTACTAACAAGTCCGGCTATAGTTAATGGATCCATTTACATCCTCTTATAGAATCGTGGTGAATAGTTTCCTTCCCACATCATTGAAATCAAAGACAATGGAAATGGAGAGTTACTGAATAAACGTACGTTTACATTTTCAGATCGTTGGTGTATTGGAAGAGTAAAGACGTTCTGTTCTTCCAGTGGTACGTCATCAGATAAATAATAGTTAGCATCAAGTGTCGGTGTAATGTCAGTCCATTCACTACGTCCTTTTGCCTTCACCTTAAAGCCGATACCACTTGACAAACCAACAGCAAACTTCATACGGGCGATAGTCACGTTAGCGGTAAAGTCAGACCTAGCGCCAGATGGATCTAATGAAAAATAGATGTTTGGCAACTCAACATCAAAATTAAATGAATAACCAACAATTACATCAGAAGCAATACTAGAAAGGTCACGACCAGGAACAATAAAGTGATCGCCATGGTGGTTTGCATCCGCAGAATTAGTATCATTACCTCTTCCAGGATTTAATGTAAAACCAGATTGAACAATACCATTAAATGCTGTCGCATTACCCTTAATCACTAACTGTGGAGTCAGCCCAGGGATGTCTAAGAAAGGTAAGTAGCACTTAGAAACTTTATTGACTGAATCATAAACAACGTTATTAGCAACAGCGTACATGTCCAGAAAAGGATTGATCTGTTGACCATTGCTGTTAATTAGAATTTGATCATCAGGTGTCTGAGTTAGGCTGGCAGTCAATAGTGCATACTGACCCAAACGTGATGTACTGGTCATTTTTAAAACACAATACATGCGATCATTGTCAACTACACTGAACAGAACCTTGCCAGGCATTTCCCATTTGTACCAAGATTGCAGAAGGTTTTCTTGTCCATCGTTATAAGTACGGTAGTACCAAATACAATTAGATGTCTTACCATATAATGCAATAAAGCCATTGGCAGGGCTGGAAATCAACTCTTCAACAAGGTCAGGAATCCATTCAGAAACAACACGACTAATGTCAACAACAATCGGATTTTCTTGAGATCCTCTAGTTTGCATTCCAAAGACTCTTGCATAACCAGGCGTCTTACTGACAAAAGCTAAATTGTTACCTACATCAACTGGGTTGATATCAGGGTCCATTTCATAGTTAGATATCGTACGTATGACAGCTGAAGAGGGTGTAATAACTTCAGTATCAGAGAACATTATGAACTGCTGATTCTTGCTAAATAAAATCAAACCCTGTGTAGTGGGAATAACTGCAGTAAGAACAGCTGGTTTAATACTAGAACAACTGATATCAACAGGATCAGCATCAGTTACAGCGAGAGCAGAGATATGGTAAAAGTTAAAGAACTCACCGGCCTGACTCATTGAAACATTATCGCTAGTCAGAAAACCTAATCTGTTGTTATGGAAGAAAGCATCTTGGATTTTATTACCTACAAAACTAGGATGACTATTAGTGGAATCGTCACCCACCAACCTAGCTGTAAATGCAATTGGTTGAAACACAAATGTATTCAAACCTGTATTTACTAGCTCATGTGGCAATGTACGAGGATCTAGACCAGGGGACATACCAGGCCCAAGAGTCTCTTCCCAAAATCCAGGACCAGATGTTCCGTTATTAGGAATAAATTGTGCATAGTAACTATCACTATCAGATTCAGTATTGATAATCTTTACGATTCTGTTTTGTACTGATTCTTCTGGAAGTTTAGATACATTTTCTACAGTGCTACTAAAAGCTGTGAGCTTTGTTGAATCTTTACCACCAGTGGCAGTGACAACAATGGCAGACGTAGAAGAAAGCTCTAAAGTGGTTGCCAAACGTGTGACAGTCAACCCTGAAATACTTAAAGCATTGATACCTGTTTCAAGATCACTAAGAATATCATCAGCGGATAGCGCTTTATTATTTCCTGAAGTACCAAAATTGTCGGCATTCCTAGTAGTTTTAGTGAACGACTGATTACCAATAGAAACTTTGTACTCAGCACTGTACTCAACGCCAGTGAGACGCACCGTTGCATTGTTTGTCACAGTTGCTGCTGGATCTGGATAGGCTGCAACAGTGACAGTGTTGTTAGTAAATATTGTAGTATCTTGAACTGTGAGTACTTTAATATCTTTTTTAGTGGCAGTCTGTAAATACGTACTTGGGTTGTACCCTGAAATGCCACCGTTGGAATAGGTAACAGTGCCAATAGCAAAGTTACCATTATTATCAGGTATCAGATTAAGGATTTTTAGATTGCCTTGATAAAGGACACCTAGGTATCTTTCATCGTTATCTCGATTAATATAAAACCATTGCTGATCATCTAAGGCTCCAATCGGATATGGCAGATCAGAGCCACCTTCTGTAAGATTGCGCAGGAATTTAAATCCAGGTCTTTTTGTCAATCCTGAAGTTGGATCAGGATATGCATTAGTACATTCTCTAAGCTGGCCAGGAAGTTTCTTTTGATCTGGTTGACGGCTAACACCGCCAAGAAAGTTACTTATAGTTTGAGTTACTGCTGCCATTAACGATACAATGCATGGTACGGTTTGTAACTGATATAGGAGTTACTTCCTCGTGGATGACCAAAGTATGTGTAATCACCCTGATTACATTCATACTCAATAGCCATCGCACGGTTGTATGCTTCTTTTTGTCCAAGCATTTGGAACTGAGTTGTATCACCTACAATGCGTGATGAAACAATCGTTGCAGATCTAGCAACAATATAGTCTTGAATAGGCAAAGGTAAATCAATCCAATCAAACAACCAGACAACATCGCATTTAATTTTTTCAGTAAAATTATATGAGTGTTTTACTTTGTCGTAAAGCTTGCCACTACGTCTGACAACATCCATAGTTGTGTACTCAGGAGTTGGATCGATCTGCAGGATGTTGTTTGGAATTGGTATTTCATTATTAGTATCAGGTACAAACTCATAGTCGTACTCAATGTTGTAGCTCCATCCTTCAGCCTGGACTTCTTGTGACACCTGAATAAGGGTGCTATAAGCAATCGCAACGTCCGGGTTGGTTTGATCTAGAGAAGTCACAGGCGCTTGACCACATGACTGCAGGATTTGATTTACTGCAGGGAGTTCCTGTGCAGAATTAGTGGTAGGAAAAGCCATAAAATTAAAAAAAAGGGACCCCGAAGGATCCCTGTAGAGAACGAAATATCAGAATGCAGAAGGAGCAGAAGCACCTACATACAGTTCGACAGCAGCAGCAGGGTTCAGATAATCTGCGCCCATAGCCAAACGCCCGAGGATTACATCACCCTGGTAGATCACTGATACATCATTACTAGTCACTTGGACTTGAGGACCAATAGCTTCAACACAACCGGCTGCTTCCTTTTGGAAGATCAGACCAGCAGACACAGCGCCGAACTCAGAGCCGGTGCCGTAGTCGTTGTTGATGCCTGTCTGTGCACCGGAAGCATCTTCCAGAGCAGGGTTCACAAAGTCACCAGTGTTACCAGGATCAGTCTGTCCAGTGGTTCCGCCGTACTTGGTGCCGTAGCGGCCCAGGAAGGGGATGTTCATGGACTTGAAGATCTTGATGCCAGCGATCTCAATGATGCCGTTGCCACCTTGCAGGGTGGTGCCTTGAGAGTCGCGGTTGACCAGGCCGTTGGAACCAACAGCTTGGATCAATTCGTAGTATTGACGAGGGTTAAGAACGCCCACACGTCCGTCCTGCGAAATTCCTTTTTCGTCCATTGCAGCGGCAGCGTCATAGAACGCAGCAACCAGTGCAGAGGAAGAGAAAGCGTCAGACTCATTAGTGGTAGCGCCCACACGAATCTGTGTACCACCGGGTTCAACGAAGTTGGACTTGGTGATAGGTGATGCCTGACGTGCTCCACGTGCGATAGCACGGAAGATCAGACGGTCATATTTTTCTGCAAGTGCATAGCCAATCTTGCGGGACACCTCTGAACGCAAATCATAGTGCGCAAGGGTCTCATCAAGGTCGTACAAAAATGCACTAGAGATGAGCAGATCATCAATGGTGATGGTCTTCTCAGCCACCGGGGGCGCACCATCGGTGTTACCGAGGATTGCGTTGCCAGGTGTGTGGTACTCAGCCGTTGTACGACCGGTGTAGATGAACTGTAGAGACTTGCCATTCTTGAGCGTACGCTTCATGACAAGGTCACGAGCGATCGCATTTTGCTGGAAGCCTTTGAACATCTCGCCGGAAAAGAGCTTGAGATATAGGGCACGAGAATCACCCGTGCTATTTGACTGGCCAGGTCTAGTTAGATTAGTGACCAGTGTAGAATTTTGTTGTGCCATTTATAGGAGTAAGTGTATGTATAACCGACTCCAAGATCTTGGAAATATTTTGTGGTCTATCCCACCGTCTAGACGGCAAAGGGTATCCGCGTACGGGCCAATGCCAATTGATGGGCAGGGGATTGCACCCTGCCATCCGCTTTAACGGATCATCGTTTGTATGCGACACCGCGATACTTGAGCTTCAGCTCCTTGACAGCTTGCTGCTGTTCACGGACCCGTTGCTTGAGTTCAAGTTTCGTCATTGTGTTTACCTCCGAAGAGATCCCAAGACCCCGTTCCATGCCTTGGGTAGCATGCGTCTTCTACATCGTGTCGAACAAGACTTCAAGTTTTAATTTGTCTAGTTGAGCTTTAAGGACCAACAAGGCTTCTTGCTCTTGTGGTTCTCCACCGGGCTATTTGTCTAAGTAAAACGTAACAGCCTTATGCATAAGATCAACATAAGCATCGTTGACTCTGATCTCGTATTCCATAATTAAGAAGATGAACGGACGCTAATTGGGAAACCTTTTATGCCTAGATGAACTAGGTCTAAGGTCCCAAAAAAGAAATGCTAACGCAAATAATACTGCTAATAAAAACAAGCTCAACACGAAGAAATTTATTTTTGATTAGTTTTCTTTTCAAGCTGCTTAAGCTGATTCCTGAGCTTCTGAACGAGCTGCCTGTCACCTTTAATTGTAGCATTTTGAATCTGTCTAGTAAGCTGCATTTTTCGTCCAAGACCGTAATGATTAGCAGGCATAGTTATTATCCAATAGTAGGTGTTTTAAGCGCAACAGGAACAATGTTGTTTGTTGCAAGATCAAGCGGGAAGTTATGAGCATTCCTTTCGTGCATGACTTCAAAGCCAAGGTTTGCACGGTTGAGAACATCTGCCCATGTGTTTACAACCTGACCATTATTAGTCAGGATAGACTGGTTAAAGTTAAGACCATTCAGGTTAAATGCCATAGTAGAAACACCAAGGGCA